GTTCCTTTCAGGGATAAGTGATTATCTCGGGGAATTGCCAGGTTGGATCTTTTCTCTCTACGGAGAGGAGAGCTCTGATACTGCTCAAGTCCGTGTCATAGTAGATGATGCGAAACTTGACTTCGTCCCGAAGAACGCGAAGACGTACAGACCGGTAACTCCATCCCCTTCGTTGGACGTTATGTTTCAACTTGGGGTTGGTGATTATCTGGCGAGTCGTTTAAAGCGTTTTGGTGTTGACCTTAACGATCAGTCCCTTAACAGGGATCTGGCTCGTGTTGGGTCATTAACCGGGGATTTAGCAACCCTGGACCTAAGTAGTGCTTCAGATACAGTCTCCATCGAGTTGGTCTATGACCTTCTCCCTGTTGACTGGGCCAACTTCTTGTGGTCTTTTCGTACTCCTACGATAAGATACAAGGGGAAGACCCTGAAGCTCCAGAAGTTCTCGAGCATGGGAAATGGATTTACGTTCCCGCTTGAGACGCTAATCTTCTTTGCGCTTGCGAAAGCAGTCGCAGATGAGGTTAGCGGGACTGTCTCTTTGAAAGATCGAAGAGTATCAGTCTACGGAGACGATATCATCATCCCTGTTGAGTGCTTCCGACTTATGTCAGAGGTGCTCAGATATGCAGGGTTCCTCCTTAACGAGGAGAAATCGTTTCACTCTGGACATTTCCGCGAGTCCTGCGGAGGTGACTACCTGTCGGGAATCGACGTCCGGCCTTGTTTTATCAAGGATGCCCTGACCACGATGGATATCTTCACGCTTCACAACTTTATGGTGAGGCGCGGTATGCATCGGGTCGCTTCCTTTGTCCGACTATGGCTCGACCCTCGGGTCGAACTATGGGGTCCGGAGGGTTACGGTGACGGTCACCTTTTAGGTGACTGGCAGCCGCTCCCTGCGGGCAGGGCAAAAGGTTGGGGCGGGTATTGGTTCCACTCGTATCGACGACGTCCGGTGCGTGATATAACACCGGGGATCGGCGATCGAGTACTTCCCTCATATCAAGTGTATTCTAATCCTGCTCTACCGGGGTTAGGAGCCGAAGGTTTCGGCTCCTACTACGCTAGAATTGGATCGGAGCACGGGAGAGCCGCTGCGTTTCACAACGTGACGGTTAGTTCTCTCAGTTATGAGAAGGAAGTTCTTGGGGTAGTAATACCTCAAGAAGGCCGATACCAAAAGACGAAGATCTACACCTTTAGCGCTCACTAGAGCTTCCAAACTCTAGTGTGTTCGCTGCCTGTCTACTTTTTTAAACAG